AATAAATCCTGTTCGTGAGAAAGCAAGTTTGCTGAATCACGCTGTTAGGAACAGGTTAGTCAAAGAAAGACCGCTTTGTAAAGAGGCAGCTCGGATCTTAGCGGATCAATGTAAGTTAGCCAAGACGGAGTTACCGGCGGATTGGGATTCTGATGAAAACATTCTCCAGTGTATACTGGAGGTGGATAGGAGTTCTAGTCCGGGGTTTCCGTTCTTGATGTACGAACCAAACTCGAACAATGGAGACATTATCGACAAGTATGGAACTGAGTATCTCACCCGGAAGGTGAGGGAGTGTTTAGACTCTCCCAAGCAGCATGATACACGAGTATTCCTCAAGTGCGAACCACACAAGAAGAAGAAAGTGGATAATGACATGCAGCGGATAATTAGTTCTATCGGATTGATTGAACAGATAGCGGATAGATTGTTGTATAGGTGGCTAAAGGTCAACCTTGACGAATCTTATCCGTACATCCCTGTAGCTACAGGTTGGAGCGACAAGAATGGGAAGTTTGCAGAAATGCTTGAACTTTTTCCCCGTGAGAAAGAAATACTGGATCTCGATAAAGAGACCTGGGATGTTACGGTCACGGAGTTAACCTTAGTAATGTTACGCTACTTTCTGGAGTTTATGCATATAAGCCGGGACCCAGACGCGTTAGCGCGTTGGATCAAGTGCGTTGGCAATCGAATGCACGCGATGTATGGACCTGGCCATATATTTCATTGCAGTGATGGTTCTTTGTATGTCCAAATGTTCTGGGGATGGTGGAAATCTGGAGGATTTCTTACCCTGCATGGCAATGCTATAATGAATGCATGCCTTGATATACTGGCGAAGCTCGAGCTAGGTTATACCAAGCGAGAGATTGACAGCGAGTTGATGAGAGCTTTTGGTGACGATACCATTCAGACGAAACCACTTAAAGTGGAATTGTCGGCATATCTCAACAAGCTGAAAGAGCTGGGGGCGAGAATTAATCCAGATGATGTGGGCGTTGGTATTGGCGTCGTGGATCGCAAATTTTGTGGACACAAAGTCGTCGAAACCACCGTCGCCGGGAGGAGGACGTTCGGGCTAGTACCCGATCGACTCGGGAAACACCTGATCAACTTGGTCACAGCTAAGTCAGACACAGTGTTTGATACACTGCAGTCGATGAAGCTGAATTGGGTAACGGACCAGTCCATGTGGGATAAGCTAAATGCTATGTCCTGGCATTGGATAGATAAGTTACCGGATGGGATTAAGTGGAAGTCGCGGATACGAAGTAGAGCAGAGGATATTGCCATTGCCTACGGATACAAATCAAGCGGCTTATAATGGTTGGTGTAAATCCAAGACCCCCCCTCGGATTTACCTTTTCACAACTAGGTAATTTGACACCGAAAGTGAATCGTAAGCGTTTAA